GAAAAAGAAGAAGAATATATCCAGCAGGCGAAAAAACTTTATCAAAAAACACACAAAGCAGTAGAGGCCAAAGACAAAGTTGAGGTTGATGGCTTTTTAATCTCTAAAAAACTACTTAATAAAGATTCAAAAAGGTTGTGCCCTGTGTGTGAAACTTATTCTTTTAACCGCAAGGATGATCTTTATATGAATAAGTTTGAATGTTGCTTTGATTGTTACATTCAATGGGTGGAGAGCAGGGAAGAACGCTGGGAGTCAGGTTGGCGACCAGAGAAAAAAATATCTTCAAAGAGGAATTGGTAATTATGGCAACAACACTTGAAATCATTAGAGGCATTTCACAAGCCGCCGCAAATGCTTACGATGGCGCAACAGATGATAAGGGCGAGCCCTTGAAGGTGGGCCTTAAAAGAGAAGAGGGTGATCCAATCTTGGACAAGCGTGTAATGGATGGCTTTAGTGTAAAGTTTCACGGCAACTTATTGTCGATCCTATACCACGCAGAAGTAGATCTTAAGAATGTTCATGGCTCTAAATTTGAAGGCGAAGTAGAGCAGATGATTGAAGATATTGCTTCTTTCTTGAAAAAGGAGTATAAGAAAGTAACAGGCAACACTCTTTCGCTGACAAAAGACGGCGAAGCTAATGTTCACTTGGAATACATGTCCAGGGTTAGATGCTGGGTCACTGCCAACTGCTCTTACAAGATTGGTGGGATTGATGAAGTTGAGCCCGTAAGCAAAGACTCCGAAGATAGAATTGAAAAGAATTTTAGAGATTTTTTAAATCTTGGAGCCAATAAATGAGTTCTAAACTTCTAGACTTAATAGAACAAGAAATCAACAATGCTATCGAAGAGTATGTTACCAGTCGCAGCGACGGCCTAACTCTTCATCCCTTTGATAATCACTTGCTGCATAAGCAAAATAGAACTGAATATCAAAACCTTTATGAAGAACTATCTGATGCCATTATTATGGATATGATCTCTGCTTACAGCATGGATCAGGTTCGAGAAGTGACACGCCAATATGCAGAGATGGCTTCTCAGGGTCCAGGTGGAATCGGCGGTCGTTTTACTGAGCAAGAACTGGAGGAGATTATGACTTTGGTTTTTGACAAGCTTAAAGAAGCCTTTAACGTTGATCTCCGCTCTGAGATGCCCGAAGATCGCTTGCATCCAAAATACATGTCCGAACAATAAAATGAAGTATGCTGACCAAGAAAGAAAGAATCAAAGAGATCGTCAAGTGCGGCAAAGATCCAATCTACTTCATTAACAATTACGCAAGAATATCACACCCCAAGCACGGGTTAATACCTTTTAAAACTTACGACTTCCAAGAGCAGCTCCTTCGGGATTTTGAGGACTATCGTTTTAACGTAATCCTTAAGGCCCGTCAGTTGGGAATCTCTACGATTACAGCAGGCTATGTTACTTGGATGATGCTTTTTCATCGTGATAAGAATATACTTGTTATTGCGACAAAGTTTGCAACAGCAGGTAACCTTGTTAAGAAGGTAAAAAGCATAATTAAAAATCTCCCTGCCTGGGTTAGAATAGCAGATATATCAGTTGACAACCGCACCAGCTTTGAGCTTTCAAATGGAAGCATGATCAAAGCTTCATCAACTAGTGGTGACGCTGGTCGTTCAGAGGCACTATCTCTTTTAGTTATTGATGAGGCTGCTCACATTGAAGGAATGGATGATCTTTGGACAGGTCTGTATTCTACGTTGTCAACCGGTGGTGGGTGCATTGCTCTTTCAACTCCTTGTGGCGTAGGCAACTGGTTTCACAAAACATATATTGAAGCTGAATCTGGGCAAAATGACTTTTTTCCAACAAGATTAAACTGGGATGTGCACCCTGACAGGGACCAAGAGTGGTTTGATAAAGAGACCAGGAATATGTCCCCCCGGCAGATTGCTCAAGAGTTGCAGTGCAACTTTAATGCTTCTGGTGAGACAGTGTTCCGATCAGAGGATATAGATAGGATACACGGACTAACCTGTGATCCTGAGTATCGCACTGGAGTTGATAGGAATTTTTGGATTTGGGAAAAATACAATTCACAAAACACTTATCTTTTAGCAGCTGACGTTGCCCGAGGCGACGGCGAAGATTATTCTGCTTTTCATGTATTTAAGCTGGAAACTATGGAGATTGTTGCTGAATATCACGGCAAGATCGCACCAGATATGTATTCGGACGTTTTGATAGGCGTTGGCAACGAATATGGGACTTGTATGATTGTGGTGGAAAATAACTCCGTTGGGTTTGCAGTGCTGGAAAAGTTGAGAGACCGAGAGTATCCAAATATATACTATTCATTAAAATCTACACACGAGTATGTGGACCCAATGACAGCTCGCTATACTTCGGCTGCAGTGGCTGGTTTTTCCACAACTTCCAAAACAAGACCTTTGATTATAGCCAAGCTTGAAGAATTCGTGAGAAATGAACTAATTACTACATATTCAACTCGCCTGTCGAATGAGTTAAAAACTTTTGTCTGGCACAATGGCAAGGCTCAATCGCAGAGGGGATATAACGATGATTTGATAATGGCTTGTGCCATTGGATGCAGCCCTGGTTGAGAATAGAAAGGAACTGGAATATACAAAAACAGCTATGTCCTCAATTTTTACAACAAAATCAGTAATGAATACTTCAATTCCAGGACAACAGGGCTATAAAAATATTAAGAAATCGGATACAATAAAGCAATATAAAGAATTCTCTTGGATTATAAAAGGCTAAAGTATTATGGCAAATAGATTTAACAACAACACCAATCCTCGCAACCCCGCATCTCAACTGTTCAGAAGGTTGACGAGGCTATTCTCGGGTCCAATAACAGACTATCGAAGCCAAAACACTCGCATGCTTACGAGAAGAAGGCTCGATAAGTATAGGTTTAGGTCTGCTAGTGGTCAGCAGTTTAAGAAAACAACACACAACCCGCTAGACCATCTACATGCAGACATCCTCGCTTCGCAAGGCAGATCACAAAGATACGCTGATTTCAATCAGATGGAGTATACCCCAGAAATTGCTAGTGCATTGGACATTTACGCTGATGAGATGTCTACGATGTCTTCCATGCAGCCATTATTAAACATTGAATGTCAAAATGAAGAAATAAAAAGTATCCTTGAGGGTCTTTATACTAACGTACTAAACCTTGAGTTCAACCTGTTTGGTTGGTGCCGCACGATGTGCAAGTTTGGTGATTTCTTTCTTTATCTTGATATTGATGAAGAAAATGGAATTTCAAATGTTATTGGCCTGCCACCTCATGAGATTGAAAGACTAGAGGGAGAAGATAAAACAAATCCAAACTACGTCCAGTTTCAGTGGAACTCTGGTGGGATGACTTTTGAAAACTGGCAGATTGGCCACTTCCGTATTCTTGGTAATGATAAGTTTGCTCCTTATGGAACATCCGTGCTCGATCCTGCACGTCGCATATGGAGGCAGTTGACCCTGCTTGAGGATGCGGTGATGGCTTATCGTATAGTTCGATCACCGGAGCGTAGGGTCTTCTACATTGATGTTGGGAATATTCCAAATCAAGAGATTGAACAATACATGCAAAAGGTTGTTACGCAAATGAAGCGTAATCAAGTTGTTGATGTTGATACTGGACGAGTTGATTTAAGATACAATCCCCTTAGCATTGAAGAGGATTATTACATTCCTGTCCGGGGCGGAAGCTCCAGTAAGATTGAAAGCTTGCCGGGTGGCTCTTATACGGGAGACATTGAAGATATAAAATATCTTAGAGATAAATTGTTTTCCGCTCTCAAAGTACCGGGCAGTTACCTTTCCAATGAAGCTGGCGAAGGCGATGATAAGACCACTTTAGCACAGAAAGATATTCGCTTTGCTAGAACGATTCAGCGATTGCAAAGATCTGTTATAACTGAGCTTGAGAAGATAGGCATTATCCATCTTTATATCATGGGATATAGAGCGAGTGACCTCTTGGCCTTTAAGCTCAAGCTTAACAATCCGTCTAAATTGGCAGAGATGCAAGAGCTGGAACACTGGAAGCTTAAATTTGATACAGCCGGGGCTGCAACAGAAGGATACTTTAGCAAGCGCTGGGTTGCAGAAAATATCTTCAACGTTTCCGAAGAGGAGATGATCAAGAACCAGAGAGAAATGTTCTTTGATAAGAAGTTTGAAATCAGCTTAGAGGCCGTTGCCGAGCAGGAAAGCCAAGAAGCAGCAGGCGACGAGGGCGGCCTAGGCGACCTAGGTGGTGACTT